AATAATGTCTATAGGACCTACTCCACCTATAACTTGAAACACTAATGTATTAGGAAGTTTAGCAAGATAAGCAAGAGCTATTAGCTCTGATATAACACCCTTATTTTGTTTTGCATTAATACCCATAACCTACAAGTTGTATAACTATATATGGGGTATGTGTAAAGATTATGTACTAGATGTGGATAGTGTTATCTATTAAACCATTCCATAAAACCAGTAACCATACCAGCAATAATAAGCAACAGCCATAAAGCACCTTTGCCTCTATTAATATCTGCTCTTAATTGTTTTTGTTCTTCTTTTAATTCTTTAATCTCTCTACAGATAAACTCTAATTTAACTTCTGTGGAAGATTGTCTAGTCATTTAATTATGGCTTAGTAGGAAACACTACAGCTTCTACCTCTTCTACAGTAGTTAAACTGTTGGTTAAATCTCTAAGTGCTTGTCTATAATTAGACATATCTATAGATAAAGTATTATCAGATAAAGCTAGATAATCTGTTGCAGATAATAAAGCATTTCTTTTCTGCCTTAAATTAGCCATTGCTCTGTCAAATGCACCAGCATTCCAAGCTTGTTCATCAGCTTGTCTTTGTGCAATCTCTTCTGCTGTCAGTTCTACTTGTATTCCATTTACTATTTTATGTGCCATATGTTCTCCTATTATATTTTAATTAATTCCATACATCAAGATTGTTCCACTGTCTATATTGCCTGAACTCATTTTGAACCTTATGTTTGTTAGTGGCGATACTGTGTTTGCGTAACCACCAACAAAAGTATGATAACCTATTGCCAAAACATTTCTTAATGAATTACTTTCAGCTATAAAATGCTTAACATAAGTGTTTGAACTAGGGTTAGATAAAGTTAAAAAACCTGAGCAACTGTTGTCAGGAGCTAGTCCTAGACTATTATTAATTGTTTGAAATCCAGTACCTTGTGCTAAATCGTATGGTGCTTCATATCTAAAGCCTTGAAAATTATTATCTTCACTAAGATATGCAAAAAAGTATGTACTAGTTTTAGTAACATTATAATTACTTCCATTGTCTGTGCTAAAATTCATTTCAAAGTTAGAATCATCTGCAGATGTGTGCATATTTACAAAATAGAATTGATACTCTTTGTAATCCCCTAAAGTAAAATCTATGGTAGCAGAACCTGATGCAGTAGCACTAGATACTAATACCATATCTCCCAAAGCTACACTAGATGGAAGTGCTGTTATATCTGCGATTGCTTTATTATTTAATTTAGTTAGTGCCATTAGTTTGCCAATCCGTAAAGTTTGATTACTCCATCAAAGTTTCCACCGCTTTCTACACTAAATTGAATTGCGTTAATTGCAGATGTAGTATTTCCATATCCAGCAACATATACATCCATAGCATAATCTGCTGTATAGTAAGTGCTTGTTCTTGAAATAAAATGTTTTACAAATGTAGTTGATGATGGATTAAATAAAGTAAGTTCTCCGACTGCACTTTCATCTGCTCCATTACCAGCACTTTCAGTAAAAACTTGAACTCCAGTGCCTTGTGCTAAATCATTTCCATCTCTATATCCTAAATTACTAGCACTTCCTGATTCACTATGGTATGCACTAAAAAATGTTGATGTTTTTGCAACATTGTAATTACTTCCATTGTCTGTAGATAAATTAAATTGAAATTTTTTATCATCTGTTGCTGGGTTTAAATCTATAAACTCAAACTTATAAATTAAGTAATCAGAATTAATGTAGGTGCTATCAAAAGATAAAGAAGCACTAGAAGATGCTGTAGCAGTAGATAACAAAGTCATCTTACCAGTTGGTACAGCAGAGGGTAATGCGGTTAGGTTAGTTAAAGAGTTATTGTTGTGTTTAACTAATGCCATGAACAAACTCCTTGTTTGTGAATGTTATCCATTATTTAACTCCATACAATTTTATGATTCCGTCATCAATGTTGCCTGATGCCATTTTAAATTGGATTGCATTGACAGCAGAAGTTGTGTTTCCATAACCTGCTATATAAAATTCTTGGGTTGTAGTTTGATAAGCCACTTCTTGCATTCTACTTACAAAATGTTTTACAAAAGTTGTACTGCTAGGATTAAATAAAGTTAAACTTCCAACACATGAACTGTCTGCATCGTTATCTACAGTTATAGCTAATGTTTGAAATGCAGTTGATTGTGCTAAATCACTACCAGACACATAGTTTAAAGAATTACCAGCATCATTTTCTCTATGATAGGCTCTAAAAAGTGTAGTTGTTTTAGTTACATTATAATTACTACCATTGTCTGCACTCATGTTAAATTGAAAATCTATATCTCCACTTGCTGGGTGGATATTAATAAACTTAAATACATACGACTTATAGGTATCATCTAGCACCACTCCATCTGTACCATCTACAAAGGATATACTTGCAGAAGAACTAGCTGTAATGGATTTAATTAAGGTTAATGCACCTGTTGGTATAGACGCAGGTAAAGCAGTTACCGCAGTCAGGGAATTGTTAGAAACAGTTACCAGAGCCATTGGTTAAACTCCTATGAGTGCTTTAACTTCTTCTTCGGATAATCCTAAGTCTAGTAACTTTTGTTTGCCAGATGCTTTTTTAGTTTCTGCATTTGCTTCTGCGTCTTTTAATTCTTGTATCTCTGCTTTTTTTACTTCGTCTATTGTAATCATTCTCCAACTCCGTCAGTTAATTCTGCTTCATCAATAGTCCAAGCATTTCTAAATTCTCTATCGCTAGGTATTTCTGATACATCTACTATTTTATATTTGTAACCTGTTGGTACATCTTTGTTAGCAATCTGTTCTATAGTCATAAAACTTAATGCTTCATCAGTAGGTATGACTACGCTTACTGTGTTATCTGGGTTTTTATATATTATTCTTTTCATAATTTTATCCTTATCTAAATATTGAAACTCCAACAGTTGGAACATCTGTGTCAGCTCCACCTGCAACAAAACAAAGAATTTGTACTGCTGATGTAGAGTAAGTTCCACCTACAGCTCCTTTTACAATTACAGAACCACTAACACCAGAAACACTATATAGTGCTGAATAGTTCGTATCAGACATCGCAGTCGTAAAATTAATTGTATATAATCCAGTTCCATTATCTGTAATTGAACTTACATTACCACTTCCTCTTATAGCTACTGTTCCTGTTCCATCAAAATTAACCCATGCTCTACAAGCATAAACTGGTGCAGAACCACTTGCGTTAAATAAGGCTAATGCCTGTGTATCTACTGCGTTAGAAGCTAGTTTAGCGGCAGTAACCGCACCATCAGCAATCTTAGCTGTAGTAACTGTATTATCTGATGGTACTCCTAAGTCTAAAACATTACCTAGTATCTGAATAAAATCTATAACATCTCCAGTAACCAAAGCAGATGTAAAGGTAATCGTAGAACCTGATACAGTATAACTAACACCTGGTTTTTGTATTACCCCATTCACAGAGCAAATCATATTGTTCACTGTTTCTGGAGATACATTTACTCCGCCTACTTGCAATGTGTAAGCCGCTTGTCCATTGACAGTGCTAATTGCATCGCAGACTTGGAAATTTCCTATGAGTGGTTGTTTGCCTATGTATGCCATTATTGTGTTACCTCATCTGGAAATACTACTGCTTCTGCTTGAGCCACAGTAGTTACTCCGTTAGTTATATCTCTTAGTGCTTGTCTGTATGTAGTCATTTCAGATGACATGGTAATATCAGAACCTGATGTCCAGTCAGTCTTAGCTAGTAAAGCATTTCGTTTTGTTCTTAAAGTTTTCATAGCTATCTCTAGTTCTATTGCTGGAAATTCAGCTTCAATGTCTGCAACTGAAATAGGTGTAGTTCCGTTGTTCCAAGTGATTTGATTAATGTCATTTGCATTTACAGAAAATTCTGCACTTGGATTTATTTTTAATATTGCTTTTTCAATCATAATTTATCCTGCTATTTCGTAAGCTGTTATTGTTGATATTCCTCTATGAATATAAATTCCGTCTGGATTTTGCGATGGTCTATTAATATACAAAGTTGAACTTTCATAATCAGTTCCAGCTTTTATTTTATATGTTATTGCAGATGTAGTAGATGGAGAATCTAAAAAAGTTGCTGATGAATTGTGCATTACAAAATCGTCATTTGTTGCACTTTGATTTCTATGACTAGAAACAGTTATTCTTGCTCTGCTTCCTTCTGCATCTCCAACACCAATATCAGTAGTATCTCTTACAAATTTAAAACCAAGATACCTAACATTTGCACTAATACTAACATTGGCAAAAAGATAAACTTTATTTGATGCTGATGATGGAGTTATAGATAAACTTAATCCAGTAACATCTACCATTGCTGCACCAGTATTTGAGAAAGTATCACTTTTTGTAACACTTACCACTTGCAAAACCTTACCACCTACTCCACTAGGTAAAGTAACTGTATTAGATGATAAATCTAAAGTCGTAGCAAGTTTATCAACTGTAACAATGTTATCAGCTAAATCAGAACTTGTTAATGGAACTGATGTTGGATTTTTTCCAATGTGTGCCATTTATTCTCCTATGAACTAATTGCGTCAACTGTTGATACCCAAACATCCAAAGAACTTGCAGTATCAGAAATTACTTTTAAAGCATCCCCTGATTGAACTACAAACTTTGCTCCACCATCTAATACTTGTAAAGATGAACCAGAAGGTATTGGTGCGTCTTTGACTAGATAAATGTCGTTTGAACCATCGTTGATATACACTGAAGCAATAACTGCTGATGCGGTTACATTCGCTACTGAAATACCTACTACAGTGTCGTAACTGTCTGATGTAAATAAAGTTGCAGCAGATGTTCCTACATCGTTGCTTGTATATCTTCTAAAGTTTTGTGCCATTTATTCTCCTTATATTAATTTTTAATTTTATTCAAACACTTTATCATCAAAGAGCTATTGACATGGCAATGCTGAATCCTTTAGTAGCAAAATCTGAAGTATCAACAGCTTCTACTGCATTCCATGTACTGCCATTCCAATATTTAATAACATTGCTTGTTGTATTAAAATATAATGCACCATCTAGTAAAGCATCTCCATCATTATCTACTGTAGGATCGCTGGCTTTTGGACCAAGATACCTGTCATCAAAATTGTCATATGCAGTTTCTGCAGCAGTAGCAGATGTAGCAGCATTAGTCTCTGATGTTGCAGCATTTGTTTCAGAAGTTGCTGCATTACTCTCTGAAGTGGCTGCGTTACTTTCAGATGTTGCTGCATTACTTGCACTTGTTGATGCGTTACTTTCTGATGTTGCAGCATTACTTGCTGATGTAGAAGCATTAGATGCTTGAGTAGTTGCAGTTGAGGCAAATGTTGAAGCATTACTTTCAGAAGTTGCAGCATCAGTTGCTGGAGCATCCCAAGTTGAACCATTGTAAAATCTAATATCGTTGTCTGTAGAATTGTAGTACATCGCACCTTCAACAAGAGCATTACCATCGTTGTCTAAAGTTGGATCACTTGCTTTAGTTCCTAAAAATCTGTCATCAAAACTATCAAAACTATTAGCAGCATTAGTTGCTGAAGTAGCTGCATTTGTTTCAGCTAACTCGGCTGCTGTTTGAGCTGTTTCAGCATTAGTCTCTGCAGTCTCGGCATTAGTCTCTGCAGTTTCTGCTGCTGTTTGAGCTGTTTCTGCTGCTGTTTGTGCTGTCTGTGCATCTGTTGCAGAACTAGCTGCGGCAGTAGCACTAGCTGTAGCACTATAAGCATCTACTAATAAATCCCATTTAGCTACATCGGCATTAGAACTAATAGGTGTTGTTCCAGATGCAGTATGACCTGTGTTACATAAATAAATATTATTGTTAGAAGTATCTTTAACAATATCTCTGGCATTATAAGTTTCTCCAGCAGTCCAGTTGCCAGCGTATGTTCCTAATTCTTGTGATACAACTAATTCTCCATTGTCATCAAATCCTAAAATCTTACCAGCACGACTAGCAGCACCTACAGTAAATTCTGTAGAAGTCATCGTGTTGGTTCTTGAAATCTTAATAGAACGATCTAGTTCTTCTTGTACTTGTTGCAATGTCATCATTGCTCTGTCCAATCCCTCTTCGTGTGATTCCGCAGGGAATGGATCGTTAGCAATATAGTCTATCGCTTGTGTTTGCGGAACAGCTCTTCTTATAACTACAGTCTCTCCAGAAGCTGGAATGTTTCCTGCAGTAAAGATAACAGAACCACCATTAGCATCGCCTGCTCCTGTAACTGTGTAATGTGTGGTAAGTGTTTTAACTGTTTCTGTTCCTAGTGCGGAACGAATAATGACCTGTAAATCAGAATCTGCAAATACCTTAAATGTGTAGTTAAAGGTAGTAGTGGAGTTATCTCCATTGTACGAATTTTTAACTGTAGTTGATGATATGGTCATATGTATTTGTCTATATTAAATTCCTGTTCCTTTGTCTACTACTTAGATGTTTCTGGCAAATCAGATTCATCAATCATATATTGCAATATGTTTGTTACACCTAGCATATTTTGATATGGTAAAATAGCCTTTATTTTATAAGCAGATTGTTTGCTAAAATCATACTCATCATCAACTGCTGATGTACCAATCGCTTTAATTGCACCAAATCCTTTATCAAATAATAAATTATAAGTTGGATTTCCTGTAATTAAATTAATTTCTAATCCAGATGTTCTGTAATTAAACATAGGTTCACTCCCAAATGGAGAGGCTAATGTATCATAAAAGACTGGCAACAAAGAAGCATAAGTTGATCTTTGAAATGCAGCTCTTCCTATATTTTTTATACCCAATCTATCTTCTAAAAAATCTTCTTTTTCACTACTAGATTTTCCTAATGCTTGTACATGAGTTTGAGCAACATAAACAAGTGAAGCAATAAACATTGATGACATAGCACTAGAAAAAGCTGTAAAATCTCTCATATGCAAACCATGTAATAATTGTTTAGAATAAGCAGTAATTACAAAATTTCTAAATTGAAGCATTGTTTTTCCTAAAGCACCATCTGTTCCTAAAGCAATCATTTCTCCATAATTGTTTTCTTGAATGACTCTTCGTAAATGTCTACTCATATACAAAGACATTTTATTAACTAAATCTTGGTCATCCCACTTATCTACATTTAATCTTCTAATTTTTCTTCCTGTTAAACCACCTTCTACAAAAGTAGAATTTTCTCTTATATTTTTAAATACAGCTTGTAACTCATCGTCACTAAATCCAATGTTTCTATATCTTTTAAGAACAGCATCATCTACTTTTGATTTACCTATTGCGTGCATTGCTAGTTTATCAAAGGAAGTAATAGCAGCTAATCTTCTTGACAAAGTATCTACTGCATGAAAACCAGAAAAATCAGCAGTAATTCTACTAGCAATATCTAATGTTTTTTCTACTTTACCAACTCTTGTAGTTGCACCAGCAAAATCATCTGTTCTATTAATAGTGCTATCTATAAGTCTATTAGAACCAGTTCCACTAACTACAGTTTCTATTTCATCTAATAATTCATTAGATAGTTTGCCTGATTTTGCTCTTGTTAAAATATTTTTAAATTCAGGAATATATTTTATCATTCCTCTAACTCCAGCCGTACCAATAATATTTCCCATTTCTGGAATTTGAGCAAAACCCACTTGGTTAAATACATTAACATAATTGTATTTTCTTAAATTTCTTAATGCTGTTGACCAAGAACCTGTAATATTTTTTTCCGTAGGTATTCCTACTATATTTTTATAAATTGTATCTATTGATAAAAGCTCAAGCTCTTTTCTTGCCTTACCTTTAAATCCTGTATATTGTTTTGCAATTTCTGGAAGATCGTAGCTATCTTTCACTTTTTTGAAAATTTTATTATAATCCTGCCTTGACTTTATGCCAATTCTTGCAAGAGCAATTTGACCAGACATTTGTTGAATGTAAGATCCTACCAAACTTTCTGTGTTGTTATCTAATAAATCAGTAAATTTAATTTTAAAACCATCAATAGTTTCTTCATAATTTTCATCAAATGAAGCTCTTCTTCTAAGTCTAGGTGTTGCAGTTGGTTTATCTCTTCCTGGTTTTAATAATACTTTAACTAAATCTTCTATTTCATCTGGATCTAAATCTGCATATTCTTTAATAACAGTTCTTAATTCATCTGCATCTGTTGTATATAAGAGTCTATCAATAGAAAAACCATCACCAAATTTATTCGTATTAACTACTTTGTAAATATGTTTAGCAATTCTTAAACCATCAGCTTCTGATAAATCTTTTGAACCTCTAACTAAAGAATTTTTTAAAAAATTAATTAATTTAACATAAGGTATTTTTTCCTGAATATCTTGCATTTTTCCAATAGACCACCTTCTAGGAAAATAGTTTGCATTTTCTAAAACTTCTTTTGCTCCTTCAACTCCTTCTTTTTTTAAATCATCTAATATTTTTTTTAACAGTTTTCTTGTAGCAAGCACTCCTTCTGCAACACCAGGAACATCTATAATTTCTCCTCGTACTCCACGAGACACTAGATTAGAAAATTCTAAACGATCATTAATATTATAGTCGTTTCCAAATCTTCTTTTCTTCACTTCTTTCATAAATTTTTGAAAGGCAGGAGCATAAGATTTGTAAAATAAAGTTTCTGCTGTTGTTGCATAATTATGTTTAACAAGATCTGCTGTAATAATAGATCTTGATGAATCCACATTACCTACTGCTTCTTCAGCAAATTTTTCCGACCAAGATCTAGTAAAAGGAGAGGCTGATCTTCTTAATACAGATGATTTATCTCCTCTGAATTTAGCAAAACCAACATTAGGTGTAACATCTAATCTATCAAAAAAATTAACAACGACATCTTCTATTTTTCTTGATGGCAAAACATTCAAAGAAAACTCAACTGATTTTAAATCTTTAACAATATCTCTGTAAGTTCCTTGTGTTGTTTGCTGATCTGCTTCCATTTTTGTTTTTTTATTCTGCAAATCTATTCTTAAATCTTCTAACTCTTGTTTCTTTAATTAAGATATAACTTTTCTTTGAAATCAAGTA